GCCGCGAACTGCTGCATCCCTTGATTGAACTGATCCCGTAAACGCCCAGGGTACTCCTGAACGTAATCCCAAAGACTCGGCATCTATACGATCCCTAATGCCGGATACTTGAGGTCTCCTTTCCACATGGACTCACCTTCCGGGGAGGCGAAACGCAAGGACATGGTGGCATAGCGAGTTGCTGCCATGAGATCGTCGCGTATCGGTACGATCTTTCCGTCCTTACGGTGAAACATTCTTAATTCCTCAAGCCAATCTGATTGTGTCGAGAACACCTTGAAGCGTCCTGATTCCATTCGTTGCAGCATATCCATGATGCCGACTTCGATACTGTTGCCGCCCTTCTTCTCCCCCATCGCTGGAGGATTCGTGAAGTGTTCCGGTAGAAGGTTCACGCCGTGGCCCCGGTACTGGTCAGCCAAGCCGGGGTTACCCATCGAGTCGCGACGGTTACCGTCGTGCGGCCAAGCGTAGGAGATCCACCTGGGGCGTGTGTTAATCGCCGTAGCGTGGACCGCTGGTGTCGCCTTCGACAGCCTATAAGTGTCGTAAACGTAAACGATGTCCTCGTCTGCGTCATACGCGATCCAGACTACCGCTGTCGGGTGATCCCACCCAAAATCAATGCCACCGAGTCGCTGATACTCCTCCGGGATAGAAAAAGGATCTACCAAGAGTTTTTCTTCCGGCACGGGGAACACAAGACCCGAGCCAATCGTCGGTCTTCCGTACTTACGCATCTCGCGCTCGTGCGGTGGGTACGCCGCGAGGATCTGCTCCATCACGGACTCCGTGAGGTGTCCGGGCTTACCCTTCACAACTGTCTTAACTTTCTCGGACGCATCGTCCCAAGAGCCGTGCGTCAGGCTTTGCCCTGGGCGAAGGTCGTTAAAGAACTGTGCCGTGGTCTCGGACATCCCGGACTCCGGCGTATAGGTCATAAAGACCGTACCCCTGCGGTCCAGGGTTCGTGTGACGGCTTGGGTATAAATCTCGCGAGGCGGTTCCTCGTCCAGCCAGATCAGGTCGCATGAGCGACCCATCCAGACCTCGTTGCCCATGTTAAAGGCTTTGAAGTAGACGTAAGATGTTCCACCTGAAACGTGCCTGATGAGCGCCATCGCAGTGGCGTTCGGCACACCCGGTTTACGCTGGGTCTCGATGATGCAGTGCTTCGGGATCATGCCCGTACCGAGCGCCTGAGAGTCTCCAGGCGTTCCAAGCAACTCCGCTTGCACAATGTCGCGCACGGTCTCTGTCGAGACACCGCCACACCATGCGGTAATGGGTTCGTTAAAACGGCGCCCGGTATACCAAGGTGGGTAATTGCCGGTCAGACTCGCCGCAACCAGAAAGGCTCCCACCCGTGTCTTGCCGACTCGGTTACCGGCACATAGAACCGACTGCGAAGCAGTCGAAGTTGTATCTATGAACCGTTCCTGAAAAGGATAAGGATCGTACTCTTCGAGCTGGTTGAACTTTTCGCGTTCGCGAATGAGTTTAAGCAGTTCTACTTTTCGTTCTAGGACTTCTTTTGAGTCTTGGTTGACGAGCCTTGAGGATTTTTTCTTCATCTTCCCAGCGTTCAGCCATTTTTGGTTTGTTGGCGTACATCCAGCGCCGTTGTTTTTGAGACTTGAATGGCACTAGGAATTGGGTTTACGCCGAATACTGTTTGACAAGTTACGCGCATAGTCTTCTGCCATTCGCGCATTTTGGAACACTAAGTAGTCTCGAAGACGCATAGCTTCTTCCCGAGCCTGGTACTCCGATAGGCGTTGCAGTCCTGGGCCAAACTGATCATCTGGGCCTCGAAAGCGGATACTCGGATACAGAATGGTTTCTCGCTCCGGGTCCACACGATCTGCGTGAGGGTTATCTTTAAATTTGGTCGGGTGACTCTGAGAGTAAATCGTCTGAGGATACCCATCCTCGTGCGTTAAATACGCCTCATTAATCGCTTGGTTGTTTAGTTGCTTCCGCGCTCTTAACAGCCAGAAAGGATCTGCCATTTCAATTCAGAGTTGTGGGAACTTCATCCTCGAACTCATCCTCACCCAATAGACGCGCTAGTTCCTGGCGCAGTTCTTCAGTGCTTCTCTCAATCTGTCTGACCTCTTGTTCGATCTTCTCAGTCGGTTTCATGCCTCCGCGATCCGCGATGTCTTTTGCTGCCGCCAGACGCACAGTTTCGCTGTTGGCGTTTTTCGCGAGGAAGCTGATGGTCAGCATTGCTTCGGGTACTTTGTCTCGCACCGCGTCCTTGAGGCGCTGTTCGATAATTTCCGAGTACCGGCGCTTTAACTCCCACCCTTTTTGCGAAGCCGAGTTCTCTGAATATCCGGCCTCGATACACGCTTTGGTGGCGTTGCCGGATTGGACGTAGAACTGGATAAATTTTTCTTGGCGTTCGTCGAGTTTTCTCATATTTTGGTAAACCTAATTACTGAATTTTCCCCCCGAATTTGCACGAAAGACATTCATATTCATTTTAAAAAATAAAAAGGGGGTGGGGGGGTCGCCCAATATCGCCCTGTTTTTAGCCTAAATGTGGGACTCTGGCCCAAGGGTCAAAGTCTACTTTACATAATAGGTATTATGCGGAACTCGGGGGTCTAATAAAATCAATGACTTACGATTTACCACCGCCTTTGGGCAGTACAAATGACACGAAAACGCCACTATTTTAGGGCTTTTCCGTCGGTCTCCGCACAGTGGTGGGATTTTCGGACTCAAGACCCCCGCGAGGAGTGCGTGTGTGAGCACGAACTACATTGATTGTTGCGTCCCATGGACTCACGGATCGGGCGCTAAGGCTTGATAGCGTGGTGTTGTGCGCGGAGCCGGTATCGAAGAACGACGCAAATACGTCAAGTTTAAAAATACAGACAACTTATGGTTTCGTCAAACATTCTGCGCCTCTTTTTCGCGTTGAACATCATTCCAACGTCCTAACGCATAGCGCAGCTCACTGTCATAAATGTCCAGAATACCCTGCACTTCCTTAAAGTCCGCTTCGTCCGATCTCGACCACCATCGCTTGCCCATGACGTTAGCCTTTTGTGAGGCTGTCAAATGATAGTTGGTGCTTGCTGTGCCTATCGCCATCTGAATGATTTGAAGGTAATGATCATCAGGCAGTTTTGAATTCTCTGGCTTGACCTGGCGCAACAGAATCTTACCTAACGTGCTGTTGAGATGCCACTCCTGACCATAGGCTAAACGAGCATAGACACTGATCTCGTAGTCCAATGTTGCAAGGAGATCCGCGACCTCTTGGTAGGTCACATCGGGCTTGCCACCAGAGCCAAGATGCAGTCCTGCGGCCTTCGCCTTGAGTAACTTAAAATGCTCAAGCGAAAGCATCGAGTTCCAGCCTCACAAGTTTGCACCAAGACTCAAGCGGCATGGTGACTTGATGATGGTCTCCAAGGTCAGGCCGAAGATCGTGCAGACTCATCATGGCGAACCAAGGCTGGCGATCCAAGCGATAGATCAGCACTGGTTTTGGAGGTTCACCATAATCCACCGCTCTCGACGCCTGTAACGCCGTCTGTTGCCACCAGTCTTTAACCCTTGCCGTCCTAGCCCTCTTACACTCAACGGCCCACCCTGCGTATCCAGGAGGCCATAGGACGTTTAAATCGTAGCCACCGACGGCGGTCTGCTCAAGATTGCGTCGAACCTCAAGACGCAGCTCATCCTTGAGGATGTTCGCAAGTTCCAATTCACCGACTTTTCCCTTTGTTCGACTGTTTGTCACGAAAGAGCTTCCTGTATTGCGCCCTGGTGGGCGGGAATTTATCTGGACACCCGGCGGTGTCCCAACCGTACTTCACGAAGTTCGCAAACGGCTGACAGGCCAACTCCTCGTCCTTGCATGACTCCCATGCTTCGCACCCTTTATCACACGGGCTTTTTATTTTGCTTAAAGCGTCCCATAACGCCTCCTCACCACGATCACACTTCCCGCATGACTTGACCCGACCAGCGCGGAGATCTCGACCAAACGCGACATGGCTACGACCACAGTCACAGCGACACATCCACCTGACCCCGTTGTTAGTCGATTCAGCATAGGCAATCACTTCGAGCTTCCCGTGGCGATTGCCCTCTTCCCAGATGATTCCTCTCGTCATGGTCATGGTGAAGTGTGGTGAAGTGCGGCGAAAGGTCTCGGGCAGGTGAAGGGTGAAGCGTGTGTATCTAATACACGCTTCACCTCACCCTGCCTTTTGAGTGAAGTAGGTGAAGTACGGGTGAAGTATGAAATCTGTACTTCACCCACTTGGAGTCTCCCTTCGACGAAGCCCCTTGGCTCTCTTTATATGAGGGTGATCTCCAATCACAAGGTTGCGATCTTTGATCCAACCCGAGACATATTTCTTGGCAGTCCCATAGTCGAAGTTAAATTCTTCAGCCATCCATTTACCCAGATACCGATCTCGACCACTCGGACTATGAGAGAACGGATCACCGGCATCCCAACGCCTCGACACCTCGAAGAAGATCTCCTGGATCTGCTCGATACTCAGCTTGGAAGCTGCCGCGATTTCATCGCGCAGTTCATCGCTGATGTCGATTAGAAGACCACTCGCCGGGTCACGGCGATAGGTCACCATCTCGCCCATGCCAAACTCATTACTCTTCACCACAGCACCATTGATGAGTTCCATTGGGCCGATGGACTCGCCCAGAGCTTTCTCAGCTCTGGAACGCTCGTCATCCGGCACAGGAAACAAAGCGTAAGCCCATCTACAACCGTCAACTATCGCGGAAGATCCTCTAATTGCCGCCCGGGAACTTGCGACACCATCGACGTTTCCGTCTTTCCTCATGTGATGACTGGTGATCACACTTGCGCCTGATTCAGCGCAGAGTTTTGACACACTCGACCAATAGCATTGAGCTGCCGCCGGGTCGGAGTTCACATCAGCCTGTACGACGGCTTGCATGGGATCAATGAGACCTAACACCGCGCCGACCCGAATAATCTCCGAGCACAGGTCATCCCATGCTGCGGTCATTTGGTAGACGCCGCCAATGCACTCAAGATATGCCTTTGTTCCACCAGCGTCAGGCAACGGCACGACGTACAGCTCGTCGAGTTTTTTGTGTTCTTCGGGGTTGATGATCTGGTTCAGCCGCCTATGGATTGCGCTTCGCGAATCCTCGGCGGTGACCATGACCACCGGCCCTTGATCCTTAAGTTCGCCTCCGAAGCACCTTTGCCCCCAAATACCTGGGCCAGCGGCGACTCTCACCGCGAGATCCAGCATCAAATAGGACTTGCCGATACCGCCCATCGAGGCAATGAGACCTACGGTCTTATGAGGTAATACTCCCTCGATAATCCACTCAATCGGCCCGGCATAGCCTTCATAAGCATGAATTCCCCACTCATCTACGTTGAGTGATGCCCTGCCCTCATCTACCAGTGAGGCGTAGTAATCATCGAGTTCTGCGACCTGTTGATCTAGTCTAGGCATCGATGATCTTCCTCAGATCAAAACACGCTCGTTCAAAGATGATCCGCTCCTCCTCGCAAAGCCCCGGATAGTTGTGCCACCTCTTGTCCTTGATGATCTGAGCGGCAAACACATTCACTAAGATCGCCGCGTGTCTGGCGCGAACGATCAGCGCCCGGTAGTTCTCTCGCGGCTTCTTGTCATACCGCCTCATCTGGATGAACTCATCTCTTGGAAATAGATCAGACATCTGGAGTCCCACGGCTTCGACTACTTCGGATGCTCCGCATCCGGCGAAGCAATGAATCAAAAGCATCTTGTCATCTGTCTCAGACACCGACAGTGACGGCCCTCGGTCATCATGCGCCGGACACCTTGCGGTGTACCGGCCATGAGAACCCTTTACGTTCTCTAACTTTGGTAACAAAAGATCGATTGGATCAGTCACTGCGATGCCCTCCAATAACTTCCACAACTCCACAACCTAAAAAAATCCCGCCCCGAAGGGCGGGTAATAAGGAGGAGGAGATGCCGGTTTTACGCCTCACGGCTGGCGGTTTGTTCTTCAAAAATATCTGGTCGAGCCAAGCGGAGAAACTGCATCCGCGCCTTGGGGATGCCCTTATGTCGCCACTCAGAGACTGAGCCGGGTTTGATCTCGCACAGTGTTGCTGTGGCTCCAGTCCCGCCAATTCGGTCGATGATTTCGTTGGCGCTTGGTGTTTTACTGTCTGAATTCATCGGATTATTTTAGGTCAGCCTGAATTATTTAACAACCTATCTTTTTGTTGAAACATTCTGCCTGATATGTGTTAGGCTTGCCTTATGAATAGATTAATCAAAAACCCTCTTGAGGAATGGATTCCCGAATTCATGGTTGCGAACAGCAATCACACATTCAAAGGCTCGTGGGCGAGGAATCATTGCCCCGCTCCGCTCGGATGTTCGAAAGGCAACACAACCGCTGTCGGTCGCGCAACCATTGAGGACATTCGCACCGGATGGTGCGGTCACTTGACGACACGTGAAATGCAAGATCAATGGTCGCGATTCAGTGGTGCGCCAGTCGGCAATCACATGGACAATCACAGAAATGGCACTTCTTGCGCGTCCTACGAGGCAGTTCGTTGGGGCGCGTTGTGGATCAGCCGATCACTTGGCGGTTGGACGCCAGCACATTTTTTAGAATCAGAGTGGCTTTATCGAGAACACGACAACATTTATGACGGGTTTAACACTCTTGGCGCGCCACATTGGTGGACGCTTAGTGAATTTGTTTGAAAATGAAGCCGAAGAAACCGGCTTTAAACAAACTTTACTGGCTCATCGTATGAGCCACGGAGAAGAGAAAATGACCAAGCCAAAAGTAGAACGACAAAGAGAAAAATTATGGGACAAATTATTAAACTCTTTCGGGGGGTTGAAATGAGCAACACCTGGAACGAGCGTGTCGAGGAGCGCCGTCGCGCCCTTGGCATAACGAAAACTGAACTTGCGAAACGGTGCGGTGTGTCGATCACGACAGCGGCGCAATGGACAACCGGTGAAATCGATGAGACAAGCGCATCGAACTTTGACCGGCTTGCCAAAGAACTTGAGGTGAGTGTCGAGTGGTTGCGCTTCGGCACACAGCGATCTAGCACTGATGTTTTGAACGGATTGACTCAAGCACAGAAAGACCAAGTGCTATCTCAGATTGACGAACTTCGAGCTGAAAATGCGACTGCAATCAAGATTGCGGAAGAACTCAAGAGAGCATCGAACGGCAATTAACCACCTTTAACCACTTGAGAAACCGGCAATCTCGCCGGTTTTTCTTGGCTTTGACTTTAAGGCTTGCCTGAAAAGTTAAGGCGCACTATAGTCTTCATCCAACAAAACGCAAGGAGAGCCTTATGGCAATAAAATTTATCAACCCTTCGGAGGCAGTCCAGAAGCAAGGTCTGAAGATGCTGGTCTACGGCCCTGCCGGGGCCGGTAAGACCGTCCTTTGTGCGACGGCGAACGAGCCAACGCTGATCATTTCAGCAGAGGCGGGACTGCTTTCAATCAAGGATGCACCGAACTCAATACAGATCGCGGAGGTTAAGACTCGCAAAGACGTTGAAGAAGTTCTCACCTATTTAAAAACCGAAGGCCCACCGCCTTGGGTTTGTGTTGACTCCATCTCTGAGGTTGCAGAGACCGTTCTCGCGGAGGAGATGAAAAACACCAAGATGGCGATGAAAGCCTACGGTGAACTCAACGCGGTGATGACAGATCTCATCAAGGGCTTTCGCGATCTGCCGAACGCGAACGTCTTGATGACTTGCAAGCAAGCAAGGTCGAAGGATGACTCACAAGGGCAGATGCTTTATGAGCCTGGGATGCCCGGTCAGAAGTTAGGACCAGCAATTCCCCATTACTTCGATCTCGTCGGCTCAATGCGCGTCTTTAAAGACAACGACGGCAACCTTCAGCACTGGCTTCAGTGCAACCGCGACGAGCAGTACGACGCGAAGGATCGTAGTGGTCGCCTTGACCTGTTTGAACAACCCTCACTGGCTTCGATCAAGAAGAAGATTGAGGGCAAGAAAATTTCCACCCCCAAAAAAGCTGCATAGGAGTAGCCCATGAAACTAGACCTAGAAATCCCTGAAGAAGAAGAGACCATCACCTTTGAGCCGTTACCGGCTGGATGGTACTCGGCAAAGATCACCTCTGCCGAGGACGTAACGACCCAAGCCGGAGATGCTGCCGTAAAAATCTCCTTCCTCGTAGAGAACGGTCGCACCGTCAACAGTTGGTACAACCTCGGTCATTCAACCGAGAAAGTGCGGGAAATTGCTGAAAACGAGATGAGGTCGATGGGTCGTGCTGTGGGTTTAGCGCGAGTGCTTGATACCTCCGACGTTGAAGGTCACTCTCTTGAGATTCGGCTAATCCCGGACGGTGAGTTCAACGCCGTCAAAGGTTACAGGCGGTTGGTGTCTTCTGCACCCTCTTCCGGGAACGCTACGCCGAAAGGCACAGCGCCTTGGGCGCAATGATCGAGAGCCTGATAGTTCTTTTGTTGGTCTTTATAGGCTGGGGCGCGTTAATTTGCGTCCCCGCTGCGATCCTTGAATGGTGGCTCGATGATGACCTCTGAATCGAAACGTGACAACGGTCGAGAGGCCGATGAGGTCTTCAACGAAGTCAGAAAGGAACTTCTCGCCTGGCTTGATGTGACTCACAAAGAGAGAGAAAAGATCCCCGACCCTGATCTTTGGTCGGACTTCGCGATGGGTCTGAAGTATTGGTCTGAAACCTTAGAAATCTTTTCTGAAAGACTCGACATCATTTCTTCAAATGCCTATCAACAAATCGATGAAGAAACCCAACGCGCTATCCCGCGATAAACGGAGAAAACTGATGGGAAAAATTATTTCTTGGGAGTTCTTAATTTCCGCTTACCTAATGCTGACTGTGCTCTTTCTTGTGAGCGGATGTGCTGGGTACGTTTCTGCAACGGTAGGTGACCACACAGTTCGCACTGGCTTTCACCTGAACCACGAGGAAAAAACGGATGACTAAAACAGGCAAAAGATTTTTTGGCTGGTTCTACGCGATTGGAATGGCTCTGATCATCGTCATTCATATGAGCGGTTGCGTTGAGGTCGGTGGTGGTTCCAGCTCCGGCACAGCAACGAACGATGCTGATACCACCAGCACCAGTGACCAAGAACAGCAACCCGCTGAGTGAAGAAGCAACTAGCTTGGTGGTCGCCACACAACTTGTGGCGATCATCACTGGGTTTGTTGTCTCCCTTATCACGTTGTTCGTTTGGGTCACTGTATGAATGAATTATCGCTTTTTACTGGTGCCGGGGGCGGTGTTCTCGGCACAAAACTTTTAGGTTGGAGAACCGTAGGCTATGTCGAGTGGAATAAATATTGTCAAGAGATCATCGGTCAAAGAATCGAAGACGGCTTCCTCGACGAAGCCCCAAT